CAATCAAAGGGAATCGCTCCACGAGCTCCGAAAGAGCCAACCGGAAAAAAAACAGCAGCAGTAAATGTTTACTATGACAGTGGAATCTATAATAATGGAGCCCCTGTTTTGGCTGGTAAGAAAGCTCTTATCGATTTTGACTTCCTCAATACACCGTGGCCAGCCACCAAGCGTTTCATTGAAACGGAAATTATGGCAGAACTTCCAGGCGGAGCTGCTGTAATTGGTCATATTGGAGAAGAGGTTTATAAAGAAATTGAACAGGCCAAGGAAAATGACTTGGATGGTAAACTTACGCCACAAAATAGCAGCATTGTTTTGTTTTATGATAAGGCAACAAAACAATTGAGGGCTAAAACAGAAATGGTAAAATAATTTGGAAAACAGTTGTAGAAAAAGAGGGGACGGGAAATCCGTCCCTTTTTTTATGCGTAAATCCATCCAAAAAGTTTTAATTGATTCATATATATAGGAAACAATCAACAACAATCTATGGAAACAACCGGCATCCCTATTTCACGACCAACCTCAACTCAGGCGTCGTCACCAGCATCTCCTTCCGACGTTCCTGCTAAGCAAACGTTCTCCACCGAGTTCATTGACCTGCCTTCACAGGGCCACTTTTATCCAGAGGGTTCCCCACTGGCGTCTGGCCGCGTTGAATTGAAGTTTATGACGGCAAAAGAAGAAGATATTTTAACCAGTCAAAATCTTATCAAGAAGGGGATTGTTCTGGATGAACTTCTCAAGGCTCTTATCGTTAACCCAGCTATCAAACTTGATGATATTTTAATTGGTGACAAGAATGCTATTTTCATCGCAGCACGTAGATTGGCTTACGGAGATAAATATCCGGCCAAAATCAAATGTCAAGATTGTGGAGAAGAGAGTGAAGTTCAAATCAATTTGGCCGAACTTAAGTCCAGAGAATTTGATTTTACAAAGTCCCCAAAGGGCGCTAATCAATTTGATTACCAGCTACCGACTTCAAAGAAAAACATAGTCTACAAGCTTCTTACACACAAAGATGAAATAGACATTGATACCGAATTAAAGGCTATCGCCAAATTGTCTAAGGGTGGTTCAACTCCTGAGATGACAACCCGTTTGAAATATCTTATCGTCTCCGTTGACGGTAACACCGATAGAAATTACATCAAAAAATTTGTTGATACCGAACTTAGAGCCATTGATTCCGTAGAACTCCGTAAACACATCAGGGGAAATAACCCCGACATGGACATGAATTTCGATTTCGTGTGTCCAAAGTGCAGCGCGACTGCAAGGATGGTCATGCCACTTGGGGTGGACTTTTTTTGGCCTGCAGAATGATTACAGAGCAATTCTTCACGAAGAAATTTTTAATTTGTGTTACTACGGCCAGGGTGGATTTACCCAAACCGATGTTTACACAATGCCAATTCATTTAAGAAGATTTTATCTAAGGAAGTTGATGTCAGTTAAGGAAGAAGAGGCAAAACAACAAGAAGCCGCTTCACGTTCCAAGAAAACTACAGCTTCTCGCGGAAGATAAAAGTGTGAGTTAGACTATATTTATAGAGGCACGAATTGTGCTTCATATATATGGCGTCTCCAAATATTCCGTTTAATTCCCCACCTCCTCCAGAAGAATACCTGAAGGTTGTAAAGAGTATCCGAACGGAGACAGAAGAAATAGCTCGTCTCCAATTGGAGTTGAGCGCAGAGTATAAAAGAAGTGGAGATTTTGCAAGAATTTTGATGGACAGACAACTCCACCAAAAACAAGAAGTTGCAAGGCAAGATAGACTATCATACGACCTAGCCGTAGAAAATTCAAAACTAGCATTGGCAGATTCTACTATCCAAAGCTCATTGACCTCAGCAATTGCAGCGAATAATGCAGCAGTAAGTGTATCGGTCAAAAAACAAACAGGCGACCTTGTTCAAAAATTAACTCTTGAAAAAGAATCTACCAAAGAAGCTCTCGATTCTGGTAAGGCGAGATATGATGATGCGTTGAGATTGCACAAGCTTCAACAAAAAATGTATAAGTTTCAAACAGAGAATCTCATTAAGAATGAAAGAAATGTCGCTATTTTAAAGCAAACAGATAAAATTACTTCTCAGATTGGTGATGGGTATAGTAGAATAAAAGATCTGGTAGTAGATATATCTCAAGGAGGCTTGTCTTCATGGTTAGCAATTTTAGTCCTTTCATTTGAAAGATTTATCGAATTAGACAAAGCCGCCGGAGAATTTCGTAAAAAAACTGGGCTTATGGTTTCTCAGATGGGAAACATTGCCAAAAATGCTCGTGAACTTAATATAGAATATGCTGGTTTCGGTATTGGTATCACTGAAACTTTGAAGGCATCGGCTGAATTGCAGTCTGTGTTTCAGACTACAGTATTAGTTACAAAATCAATGACGGGTCAGGTAGCTCTTTTGACATCTAACATTGGTGTTGTAGCAGAAGACGCTGCAAGAATTTTTCAATTGTTCGGTTCTTTGTCTAAGTCGGCTGGAACTACGGCGGAGGAAGTTTCTTCTATAGCAGTAGGATTAGCTGAGTCGGCCGGTGTTGCTCCCCGCCAAGTTTTTGAGGATATAGCTAAAGCATCTTCCGAAACACTCGTGTTTTTAGGTAAAAATCCAATAGAGCTAATGAGAACGGCCATTGCTGCTCGTAGGGCTGGAACGAGTATCGATTCCATGTCAAAATCGGCTAGAGGATTCTTAAATTTCCAAGATTCTATTACAGCGGAAATGGAAGCCTCTGCTTTAACTGGCAAAAGTATTAACTTCCAATTATCACGCCAACTTGCCTTTGAGGGAGATATTGAAGGTTCACGTAATGCAGCATTGAGACAGTTAAAGCAGATGGGAGATTTCTCTAAGATGAACGCTTATCAACAAGAAGCTTTAGCGAAGGCGTCGGGAATGACTGTTACAGAAATTATTGCTCAACAAAATCAAGAAAAACAGTTACAGGCTTTGAGACAGAGCGGAACAGATGAAGACATTGCTGCAATCAACGAGTATGAGGCAGCCAACCTCCGATTAAAGAATGGACAAAAAGAAACAGACTTGATGAAGGGTAGAGCTTTGGTCAAGGAAAGACAGAGACAGACCACGATGGAAAACATCAACAACTCACTCAAAGAAGCATTACTTGCTATCAGCGATTCTCTGTTGCCAATAGCAAATACTCTAATGCCAACCATACTTGACATCTCTCAAGCGATTGCGTGGACTTTCTCAACAATTGGAAAGGGTATCAAATATATCGCGTGGACTTTCTCAACAATTGGAAAGGGTATCAAATATATCAGCGATTTATTTCCAGATATGAAAAGAGCAGGCGACGAAAGTGTTCCAATTTGGATGAGAGTAGCAAAAGCTTTTGCCTTAATTGGTGGAAGTATTTTATTATTCAGTAAAATGAGTTCTGTTGGTGGTGGTTTATTTGGAAAACTTCTGGGAGGATCTTCCGGAGGAGTTGGAGGACTAACAAAAACAATTACAAGCGTTACCGGATCAATTGGCAAAGGATTCAAATCGATGATGAAAAGTATAGCTTCCGGTATTGGATATTTTGGAAAACCAGATGTCCTACGGGGAGCGGCAGCTATGATAATTATGGCTGGAAGCCTGTGGATATTAAGTAAGGCTCTTACAGAATTTTCGAAATCGAACATAGCCGATGTCGGCATTATGGCTGCTTCTTTGGCTGTTGGTTTAGTTGCTATGGTTGCTTCGGCAGCTGTAGTTGATGGGTTATCCGAGATACTGATCCCGGCAACTATTATAATAGGTGCCTTTGGGTTATCTATGTTGGCTGTGGCTGGTTCTGTTTGGATTGGAGTCAAGGCTCTTGAAGCTTTGACCAACCTCAATTTTTCAAAGATGACCGTTCCATTTTCTGACTTGGGGAAGTCTGCTCCGGGTCTATTTTTAGCGGCGGGCGGAATCATTGCCGTTGGTGAGGCTATGGCTTTATTTGGGGCAGGAAACGCAATTAGTTCAATTGTTGGAAAATTGACAGGAGGAAATGGAATGGTGTCTCAAATGATTACTCTCTCATCTATTGGACCAGGCCTAAATCAAACAGCAGATGCTCTTACAAAAATTTCAGTAGCCCTTGAAAAAATTAAGGGCATTGGGGAAGTTAATGTTGGTTATATATCGAAAGTAGTATCTTCTGCATCAGATTCATCTTCAACGTCCGGCGGAGGAAAAGTTGAAGAAAAATTAGACGCAATTTTGGAAGCTCTTACATCCGGTAAGGTTTCCGTCTATCTCGATGGTAGACTTGTCTCTAAGGGATTAGCTGGAGTCTAATCCTCATCGTCAAAAATAGGTGAGGGACTATATTTATTGATGAGAAAGACTTTTCTCATATATACATGATTCCAACCTCAAATCCACAATCAAGCGCTCTTGTGCCAATCAGTCGTCAGTCGGTTGATTCGGGAATATCATTGGAAACTAGATTCAACGATTCTTCCAAAGACATCTATTCAAAGTTTTCTGTGTATGATGCTGGTGGACATGGTTTCCACGTTGGTTTTCAACAACCTTACGTTTGGACCGGTTTGAATGATTCAAAGACTTGGAAGTATCTGAAAAAGTATGACAACACAACTTTTCCAGAAGGTTCTACAGTTCAAGACACCTTACGTGTCACGAAATTTATTGCTAGTGGTAGAGGAGCAACCTTTGCTGGCATACAGTTTCTTTTACAAAACCAAAATTCTTTTAACGAAACCCGAATTTGGAATCCAGCAAGTATCTTGTTTGGAACTGCTCAAAAGGGATTACTTGGTTTAATAGACCGACCAAATAGACACATCGAAAGTTCGGGTGGAGGTATTTTTTCAACCATTTTAGATGGATTTTTAACCACTGTTGGTATTAAGACAAAAGCTATACTTGGAAAAACTGCTCCAAGTGGAACGGCTAAGATGGGACTGGAAGCTCTTTCGCTTGAAGCAAAAACAGGCGGAGGATGGGCGTCAAAAGGATTGTCACGATATGAGTCAGCGGTTAGTGGTCGTGATCGTTTTATCGCTAAATTTTCATCTGATGGTAAGAATCTTAAGGGACAAAGTGTTGTATCAAATTTTCTCAGTTCTATTGGAAAATCGATTATTTCCAAAGTAACAAGCAAACTACCTACCACGAAAGGAAACACGGCAAATTGGGATTATCGGGTAGAATATTCGGATACCATAAAGGTATTTGATGCGTTTAGAGCTGACAGAAGTGGATTATTGAAATCGAAAGTGGCGGGCGCTCAATATGAGGTCGTTGATATTCATCGTTACTACCCAACCGAAGATAAAACTACGTGGTATTTTGGTCCAGAAAAACAAGGAAAGAATCCACCACCTTCCACACTCGAAGGTCTCGCTTCTCAATTAGCATCACAAAAATACGATCCAACAGTTAATGTAGATGGAAAGAAATTGGGGAATCCACCAACAGTATCCGGACTTGTCACAAAGAAGGTTGTTGACGATGTTATTGGAGAAGCTACAGTCAATCGCTTAAATGGAGCAATGGCTAAGTGGAATAGTAATACTTCATATGACAAGATTACAGACATCAACTTTTTCAAAGGTGGAGCAAAAACTTACAAAGAAGTTTCTGGTGTAAATAGCACCATTCCATCATACAGAAACTCGATAATCAATACCGGAGGTCTAATTGATTTTGCTGGTGGTAAGGATTTTGCCGCATCAAACAAAGCGGATGGTTATAATCAACTTCGCCCAATTTATTCTGTAGATGGAATTCCAGATGAGCTCCTCGACAAATCAAAAGGAAACTCTAAAGATACCATCTTCTTTTATTTCTATGACCTCGTAAACAATGTTTACATTCCATTCCGAGCAACAGTCTCAGGACTTAATGAGAATAACAGCGTTGAGTGGGAAGATTTTCAATATATCGGACGAGCTGACAAGCTCTACATGTATAAAGGATTTACCCGAGAAATTAACTTCACGTTCTCAGTTTACGCAAACAGCATATCTGAAATGGAGCCAATGTGGGCTCGCATAAATTATCTATCCGGTTTGACTCGCCCAGCAAATTATACATCAGACGCTTCTGGATTTAGTGAGTTCATCTATCCTCCAATGGTCACATTCCGACTTGGTGACTTATACATCGACCAACCATCCGTTATTAGAAGTTTTGGTTTCTCTATTCCAGATGATGCTGTGTGGGAGACATCGAGGACGGTTGGAGCTAAGTATAGTTACAAGAACGGTGCAATTTCATCAACGAAGAATGCCGCTCAACTACCGATGAAAGTAGATGTCACAATTGCGATGGCATTGTTAGAAAAAGAACGCTCTCAGACAAAATCATTGAGATATTTTGACAAGACTCTCCCAGGATTTAGCAATCCAAACGAAGTTTCTTCTCAGAGGGACATCAATAAGAAAGAGAAAAATTTGAAGAATATGGCGTATGTAAATTCCGCTTTCAAGTCAAACTCACCAGCTCCGACACCAGCTCCAAACAGTTCATTTGGAACATTTCAGTCTATCCCAACATTTGGTCCGGGTGGAGGATAATTTATGAATCGTTATCAATCAAATCAAGTCTTCAATCGCTATGATGGAAAGCGTGTAATGACTACAACAACGTATCCGAGCATTCCTGTAACCGATGGAGATGTCTATATAATTGCGACAGCAGCTGATTACCTCGACGTTCTTTCTTTGAGATATTATTCGGATTCATCATTTTGGTGGGTAATTGCTCAAGCCAATGGGTTAAAAGCAACCATGAAAGCTCCCGTAGGAACACAGTTGAGAATACCGGCGAATCTACAGGGAATCTTAGCTCGCTTCAATTCAGAAAACTCGCAGTAAAATGGCTTCAGATTTAACAAAAATCAATCCTTGGGGTTTGCGACCAATTACTGGAAGTATTGTATCCGAACTTCGTAAGAGGGCCGGAGAATACGGTATGAAAACCGGCGTAGATAATTCTGGTCCAAGAAGTGCATGGATGCGAGTATGTTCTAATGGACTGTTTAACAAGAAATCTGGATTCATTTTGGGCAGTATTGACGGCTTCAGTGACACTTATGGCTTTGGTAAAAGTAGTATAACGAACAAAGAGAATACTACAACTCTCGGATATACCGTGTATGGAGAACCACACGAACTTAAAAACGACAATAGCTCCGTGTTTCCACACCGTCCATCGCCAGGTGTCGTAGGTATTGAAACAGAATTTTTTGGAGCTGGTTCAGGATTCCCCGGCCTTTGCCGAAAAGCTACTATCAAATGGAGATGTAATTCTATTGACCAGCTTGAATACATGTTCCCTTATTTTTCGAGTCCTGGAGTAAGTATGGTCATAGAATGGGGATGGAATAACTATGACCCAAGTTCTCTGATTGATTTGACGAATAAAGATAAGATAGTTGAAATGTTTACGGATTCTGGATTGATTTATGACAGGGTAATGAAGTCCAACGGAAATTATGATTGCCATATAGGAAAAATTTTTGATTATGCGATTACGATGAACGAAGCGGGTGGGTTTGAATGTTCTACGGTAGTAGCCAATCAAACAGCTTTGGTTGATGGCGTTTCATTAAACTCTATAGCGACCAAAAATGACGAAGCAAAAACTCAGCTTCAGTCGTTTAAAGATTTTATTTCAAAGAGTTTAGAAAAATTTGCCACATCCGTTCCAGAAGAATGCTTTTCAATAGATAAAAATGACGAGAGTCATAAATCAAAAATTTGGATTACAATGAATCGATTTCAAGAATTGGTTAACAAATATCTGTCATATTCTCAACCAACATCGGATGGAGCGAAAACCCATCAAATAATGAATTTTGATATTTCAAATTCGATAATTTCGGCCCATCCATTGCTAAAATCTATCGATGAGAATGTCCTATTTCCAAATTCGTTTTCTCCTAATCTCGAAACATCGAGAGAGACATTTGCCGCTGTTTATGCTGCTACGAAAGCTTTGGATGATAAGGCAAACAGAAGAATTGCTATAAATGTTAAAAATGGTGTAGATTCAAATAATATGGTCGTCGGCGCCAATGACAACGCTAAAAAATTCCAAGATACATATAACAAGTTACATCCTACGGGAACACCATACACACAGAATTCTCAATATACCTCTCTATTCAAAGAATTCAGTAACAAATTCAAGGAACTCAATTTAGAGTTTACCTATGACGATTTGGATGTTGTTATAAATAACAAAAGAACTCCCGGAAAATTTTCATTCCCACAATTTACAGATTTGGGTTTAAACAAGTCCGGTTACTATGGGTATCTCAAAGACATTTACATTTCAACCGAAATGATTAAGAAAGCTGTGGATGATAACGACAGTGCTTTAAAACTAGTTGAACATATTCTTGGTTCAATATCCCACGCCGGTTCTGATATTTGGGAATTTAGAGTAGTTCCAAAAGATGCTGGCGACAATTCTACCTACGGTGTCGTAGATAATAATTACAACGTAAATAATAAAGTCCCTGTATTTTGGGTCGGTTCTGCGAGTTCTGCTCATTTTACTGAATTGACGATGGATATTAAAATGAGCCAAGAAATGGCTATGCAGGCAATTTTTGGCCAGTCCAAATACATCTACAGAGGAACAAGCTTAATTGAGCAAATTTCTACGGATAATAAGAATCCAACCATCACCAAAAACGATAATAAAATTAGCATGTTTACCAGTGCCGATCGTTTATTTGGAAAGGCGTTTACCGGAGACTCAGAAAAAGAAACTGTTGACAGTGCAGTGAAGAAAATACTCGAAAGAGGAAAAACAACAGATAGTCTCATCATAGGTAAGGGAAATCAAAAACACACGTTGACAGAATTTGATGCATCTTTAATGAGTTCTCTTGTGAAGACAGGAACCAAGGCTAGCTATTTAAGTTCTCCTATCATGTCAGGAACAGAAATCAATTTAACATGTCTTGGAATTGGTGGAATCAGATTCTTAGACATGTTTGCTCTTGAGAAGGTTCCGAGTCCTTACGCCAGTAAGAGAGCCATTTGGCAAGTTGAAGGAGTCAAGAACACTGTCGAAGGAAATATGTGGAAAACAAGCATAATGGCGCGCGTCCGACCAATTACAATAATTCCATGATTACAAACGACAATATCTTATTGGAATACGGTTCATTCAATATTAGATTGAATAGATTGCCAACTCTACAAATTTTCAAACCGGCACCGACTCAAAGCGACTACGCGAAAGGGTATATTCAACGTGTGTTTATCATTAAACACAGCGACAAGACGGGTTTTGAAATTTCTACAAACGATGTTTCAAACGTTGATGAAGGCGTGTATTCAATTTCAAATGTAATGTGGAGAATTTCTGGAAAGAAAGATTTCACCAAGGTTGGTAACGTTGTCGAAGATTTTGGAGTTGCTTCACAAAATAATCAAGAAATAGAAAGAGTAAAATTGGAAAGTGGAGTTTCTTTAACCAACTTGTTAAAAAATCCTTTGGAGTTTTGGCGCGGGTATTGAGATTGACAAATGATTCCCGCAGAGTTAATCTGACGGTGAATGATTATTGTTGAAACAACGGAAGAACTTGACGTATTACTGACTAAACTGCGTTATGACAATTGCGTTGTGGATGTTGTGTTAATTGACATAGAAAAGCATGCCCTCAACAACAACCCTTCACTTATTATCACTTATTTTCCGAAGCACAATGACCTGTTCGTTATCCCCATAGCGCATAATGAAGGAGTTACGTTGGATGGGGCATTTGAGTTATTCAAACAGTCGGTAAAAAACAGTCTCAGAACTAAATTTTGTTTCGACAAGAAAAAGATGTCCCAGATTTTTGGGTTTGATTTAGGTTTTACTGACTTGAATATCATCAAGTATTTGGACGTTGGTTCTATCGAAGATTTTGAAGATGTCTCAAATGATGGCAGTCGATTTATCTTAAGCACATTTCGTAGGTGCTCAAATTTGAATCGAGCTATCCCAATTTGCAAACATTGTGACCTCTTCTTACAAAAATTTTCCAAGTTCACGTTTCCTCCAGAAAATACCTATAAGGACAAGAGCTTTGAATTTTTGAATAGTGTGGCTGTGTCAAGGTTTGCGGAACTTGAAGCTGTTGGACTTGCCGTTGACAAGACAAAATTTGAAAATCAATTCGGTGACGAGCAGCTGAAAAATATCAAGGATGGTTTGATATTCACTCAATACAATCTTTTTACCTCAACCGGTCGACCGAGTAACCGGTTTGGAGGAATTAACTTCGCCGCCATGAATAAGAAGGATGGTTCTCGTCAACCATTTGTTTCACGCTTTGGTGATGACGGTATGTTAGTAATGATTGATTACAGCGCATTTCATCCGAGACTTATTGCAAATCTTGCAAACTATCCTCTTGGATTTGATGTGAATCCATACGAATATTTGGCTGGTTACTTCTTCAAAACCGATAAACCAACACCAGAAGAGATTTCTCTTTCAAAGGGATATACCTTCCAACAACTCTACGGTGGTATCAAACCTCAATACGCTCACATTCCTTATTATAAAAAGGTTCAGGAATACATCGACCACCGTTGGCGTTATTTTGAAGAGAATGGTTTTGTCGAAACACCGGTCTATTTTAGAAAAATCAAACCGTGTAACATTGAAAATCCTTCACCAAACACTCTTTTCAATTACATTTTACAAGCATATGAAACGGAGGTAGCTGTATTGACACTGGGACGTGTCCTAGACCATTTGAAGGGAAAGCTGACACAACCTATTCTCTATACCTATGACAGTCTATTATTCGACGCACATCGTCAGGATGGACGGGAAACCATCAAGCAGATACGTGACATAATGGTGGATAAGACTTTCCCAGTGAAAATTTTTGTTGGAAAAGATTATCACGACATGCGTAAGATAGAACTTGATTGATATTTATAGTTGATAAGAAGCAAGTATATACGACTATTTATCATATACCATGAAACTAATCCAAGATTTTATTAGAAATGTTTTGTTAGAAGCAGCTCTCGATTCCCGTATTGAAAATGGGATGCTAGAGGTCTGTAACCCAGAACACCTTGAAGTATTAGCCGACCATTTATTCGAACGCGGTTTGGATGTTGAATTCGTCAATGAAATAGTCACCAATCTCCAAGATGGAAAATATCCCGACAGACAGGCGTATAACAAGAAAGGTTGGTTAGTAACATTCCCTTCAGCTGATTACAAGAATGCTGCTATTCAAAAGGGAACTCACTTTGGTTCAGACCCAACCCACGGAAAAGGTGGAATGCATCTTTATTACAAGAGTAAAGGCAAGCAAGCCCGTCAGACCCAACAGGCTGTTACGACTACCGACCCTGTTACAGGCCAACCAATTTCCGCTCCAGCGGCTCCTGCTCCAGCGGCTCCTGCTCCAGCGGCTCCTGCTCCAGCAGCACCACAACCAGCCGATGCCTCTCCGGCGGCGGTTGCTCCTTCTGGCGGTCAGACCGCTACACCAAGTTCTGGAGAAAAGTCTTCTCTTCCTTCGAGTGGCGGAGAAGCTCCAGCAACAGACGAACCAACCACACCAGCTACATCGGCACCTTCTGACGGAGATTCGGTTCCAACCTCCGCTCCCGCCACAACGCCAAGTTCAGCACCGGTGGTTCCCGCTGCACCACAACTCCCATCGGTAATAGAAATCTCTAAGAAATTTGCTGCTTCAAAAAATTGGCAATCCACTCCATACGGAGATTGGAATGGAGCTAACGGAGAAAAAGTCGCTGTGACTGCATATGATGGGCAAGTTGTTCCTACAAATCACTCTGATAGACAAACTCTATCGAGTCTTATCGAAAAAAGTTCCAAGACCTAATGGAACCTTTTTCTCAGTTGCTTTGCACCTTTTCAACTTTGGAAGGGTATCTTAAAGATATTGAGGACATCGTTGTTGCTCATCAGACATTAAACGACTGCGTTTTCGTGTTACAGAATACGGATATGCCAAGTGAAGTTTTCTTAACATACAATGTTGAAAAACAATCTTCGGCTAGACACTATAAAACAATTTCTATTCACAGAAAGAAAGATGCAAATGTTCTCTATTCGATAAATGCATTGAACAAACTTGTGATGGACGATGGCGGAAAAGATCACAACCACCAAATAAATTGGCCAAAGTATAAGAACAGTATTGTTATAAACTCTGACAGTGGTTTGCGTATTATTTCAACAAAATTGCTTACGATTCATCGCATAAAATAAGGAGATTTTGGGTGGAGAATGATACTTATAGTCAATAACAATTGATTAATGAATATTGACGGAATAGAAAATGAAACGTTGCCGCTTAGCGGCATATATGGACTTAGATGTAAATCTACAAATAAGTGGTATGTCGGCCAATCTACTGACGTTATGTATAGATGGAACAAGTATTACAAAAGATTAAATTGTAAAGGTCAAAGGAAATTATACAACGCTCTAAAAAAATACGGATATAATAATTTTGATAAAATTGTCATAGAAAAATGCGATCCAATTGATTGGATAATGGGTTACAGAGAAATTTATTGGATAAAACATTTTAATTCTTTGATAGATGGATACAATCTCAAAGAAGGAGGTTTGAATGGCGGAAAACACTCTAAAGAAACCAAAGATAAAATATCTAAATCAAAAATAGGAATAAAAATCTCAGATGAAACAAAAGCTAAAATGTCTTTATCCAAAAGAGGGAAAAAATTTACAAAAGAACACAAAGATAAGTTATCGTTAGCAGCCAAGAAAAGAAAATCCCATGTAGTTACGGTTGAAACTAGACTTAAAATGGGAAATTCTAGGAGAGGAAAAAAGCACTCAAACGAAACAAAAGCTAAAATATCGGCTTCAAATATAGCTTGGTGCAACAAATGAAAAGTAACTTCTTACAAATTGACAATTGTTCAATTTCATTACATTCTAATACTTTCTAATTGGTAAATTATCAATTGAAAAACAAACAAATAACAAATAACAAAGGAAAATTGTATGGCCCTCGATATGTCGAAAGTTAAGCAGCGTCTTGAAGCTCTCAAGACCACGAATAGTAAATCCACAAGTTTGTGGAAACCCACGGGAAAGCACGTAGTGCGTATTGTCCCTTACACACACAACGCAGAGAATCCCTTCATTGAGCTTCTTTTTCACTACGGAGTGAACAACAAGACTTATTTGAGTCCCTCTTCTTTCAATCGTCCGGACCCAATCGTGGAGTTCGCTAACAAGTTGAAGAAAGCTGGCGACAAAGAAAGCTGGAAGGAAGGACGTAAGCTCGAACCTAAGATGCGCACTTATGTTCCTATCATCGTTCGCGGTGAGGAAGACCAGGGTGTTCGCTTTTGGGGTATGGGTAAGCAGGTCTATCAGGAAATTCTTGGTATCATCGCTGACCCTGATTACGGTGACATCACTGACTTGAAGGCAGGTCGTGACATCGGAGTCGAGTTCAAGTCGGCTAGCGAAACGGCAACTGGTTTCCCTGAAACCGCTATCCGCGTCAAGCCGAACCAGACAATTGCGTTTGACCCGTCGAACAAGGCACTCTTGGAGAAATTCAAGAACCAGAAGAACATCCTCGAGTTGTTTCCTGAGCTTTCTTACGATGAACTCGCAAAGGTAATGGACGAGTGGCTCAACGCTCCTCAGAGCGATGAAACACCTTCTGCTGGTGAGCTTGCAGACTCTGCGGCTACACCCGCAGATGATGTCGTTCCTGTCGCCAAGACAATTGCGGCATCTGGAAAGAAAGTATCCGCTACCGCAACAGATGTGGCTAGTGACTTCGACGCATTGTTTGCGACGAAGTAATACGGGTAATACCCTCTAACAATGGAGAGCAGCGGCTGATTGACAGCCGCTGCTTTACCTAACCCTATTAACACTATGGCAGTTGACAAAGAAAAAAAGAAGAGAATTGAACATGAGATTTCTCCTGTTCAAGATGATTTGGCTAATTCCCTAAAGGAAACGCTAAATAAAGAAAACAAGGACAATGGACAAGTAGCGTTCTTCCTAACAGATTCGGAAGACCCTTCAAAGATTACCGATTGGATTTCCACCGGTGAACACTTGCTCGACCTTGCTATCGGCAACAGACCTAACGCTGGTTTGCCTGTTGGACGTATTACAGAATTAACGGGCTTGGAAGCATCGGGCAAGAGCTTGGTTGCTGCTCACTTGCTCGCAGATACACAAAAGAAAGGCGGCGTGGCCGTATTCATTGATACCGAATATGCTGTGTCTCCTGATTTCTTGTCTGCTATCGGCGTTGATGTAAGTAAGATGCTTTACATTAACGTGAATACAGTTGAAGATATTTTCGATAACATTGAAACTATCGTCGCAAGTGTTCGCAAAGCAAACAAGAATCGTCTCGTCACCATTGTCGTTGACTCTATCGCTGCTGCAAGCACGAAGAAAGAAATGGCTTCGGAACACGGTGCAGATGGTTACGCTACCGGTAAGGCTATCGCTATCAGTAAGGCAATGCGTAAAATCACTGAGTTAATCGCTCGGCAACGTATTTGTCTTGTTTTCACGAACCAACTTCGTCAGAAGATTGGGTTTGTTGGTTTGGGCGACCCTTGGTGCGTTGACCCAGTGACGACGAAGATAAAAATAAGATATAAGAAGTAAAATTTGATGTTTTTCCGCCTGTTGTTATATATTTATCTAATATGAATACACTACAACAGGTGGAAACATCAATCGTCCTAAAATATTTTGATGTAAATATTAAAACAAAAGGAACAATTGTTACACTAACGTTGAAAAATGAATATAAAATCGGAAAGGATGTTCCTGTTAAAAAGTTAAGAGAAAACGGGCAAAAAGTTATAGAAACAGGAATAAAATACTATCAACACTATCTTGGAACCATCGGCGATTCAGTTTATAATATCCGCAAGAAACTTTATAGTATGTATTCGCTTCTAAACTGGTCGTTGGAACTTCCAATATCCACTGAAAATAAATTATTGATACAAAATAGATTGGATGAAATGCATATCAACAATTCGGAAAAATTATTAAAACACTATGCATCGGACGTGGGGATGGAAACAAAAAAGAAATTGTCCGACAGAAGTAAAAAATGGGCAAACATTATAGGAAATATTAATGCCACTAAATGGAAAAGTGAAGAATATAGAAAAAAAGAAATGAGTAGAAGAACCGATACTCAACTTTATGAGAAATCCAAAAAAACTATGTTGCATAAATATAAAAATCCAACATATCGGAATAAAATGTTAGAAAAAGCAAACAAACCAGAGAGAAAACGGAAAATCAGCGATGCCGCAAAATCAATGTGGAAAAATGCTAAGGAAAATAATATTGAGTTATTTCGTAGAATGGTAAATAGTTGCGGTGGCAAAAAGAACTTTGAGATAAATGGCATAAAAATGAATTCTATAGAATTTTTATTGGCACAAACTCTAAATGAACTCAATATAGAATGGAAGTATGGAGAGCCGATAAACATAGGAACTCAAACTTATATTCCAGATTTTATATTATTAGACAAAAAAATTATCGTGGAATGTAATGGGGATTATTGGCATGCTACACCCAGATTATATGAAGCGGAAGATTTATTGAGAGATGGAATTATTGCCGGTGATGTATGGAAAAAAGACAAGAAACGGATTGACGATTTTAAGTCAGTCGGATACACTTGTTTAGTATTTTGGGAAAATGACATAACAAATAATTTAGACAAAATTAAACAACAAATACAATATGAATACAGAACAAAATAATCAATACATAGAAGAGGAAATTACTCTGGCGGAATTATCCGAGAGATTTCTTCTCAATAATGATTTTACAACCCCAAACGTTATTGATATATCCGATAGAGAATTAGAAGTTCTCACGGAAAATGGATATAAAAGAATTCTATCGTTTCTAGTCAAGCCAGAGGTAAAACAACATTACACAGACGGAAATTTGAGGGGAACGTCCGAACATCGTATTGTAGAAAAAGGAATTGAGATTCCACTAAAGAACCATCCCGACTTCACTCTATCAGATAGTTCGATTAAGGTTGTTGATATTGAGGTTGATGGGGGAACCTATTTAGCCAATGGTCGGAATAATCACAATACGACAAGTGGCGGTAAGGCTCTCGCTTTCCACGCTTCTGTTCGTATCAGGTTGAAGTCAACCGGACGTATCAAGGCCGGCGACCAGCCAATTGGTATTAAGACCAAGGCTATTGTCGTGAAGAATCGTATGGGACCACCGCTGAGAGGTTGTGAGTTCAATATCTTCTTCGACCGTGGTATTGACGCTTATGGAAGCTGGCTAGAAGCTCTTCTCAATGAGAAGGTCATTACCAATGCTAAAAAAGTCAAGGAAGACAAGCCGGTAAAGAAGACAGCTAAGCAGAAGGAAGAGGAAGCGGAGGAAGATAAGAAGGCGAAGTCTCTCCAAGTTCTTCTACCGCTTGGTGAAGGAAAGGAACCAGAACAGGTAACGTTTGAAAGGAAAGATTTCCCAACGTTGCTTGAACAACGAGCCGATGTAAGAGAATACCTCTACAATCAGCTCTGTGAGATTTGTATTATGAAATACAAGTCACCAAACTCCACCCTCGAAGACGACATCAGCGATGATGACGAACAAGACGGTTTGGATGAGTAAGTAAATTGTTGGGTAGAGTGAAATATCTCTACCCAGCTTTCATATGAATAAAGCTCTTTACACTTCGATTTTTTCTCAGATTAAGAAAGAACACGATGAAGCTGGACCAGTGTTGGCACGAACGAAGAACAGTGATGTTTTAATTGTTGACGGAACTAATAATTTTATCCGCGTATGGTCGGCAGTTCCAACCCTCAATGACAACGGCGAACACTGTGGAGGAGTCTCTGGATTTCTTACCACCATCGGTTATGCTATCAAACTGCTAAAGCCTACACGCGTTATCGTCGTATTCGATGGTAAAGGTGGTAGTGCTAGACGAAAGAAGCTATTTCCTGATTATAAGAACAAGCGTTCAATGACAGTTAGAGTGAATCGTGCTTATGAGGAATTGAGCAACCCAGATGATGAAAGAAAGGCAATGATGAATCAGATGTCGTTGTTGGTTAATGATTTTCTCGGATGTCTTCCAGTATCCGTTATTGCTGTCGATAACATCGAAGCAGATGACGCTATCGCTTACCTCACCACCAGCGTATTTAATAAGCCAGAAAATAGAGTTACGATTATGAGCGCCGACAAGGATTTCCTACAACTGGTAAATGAACGTGTTTGTGTTTGGAGTCCAATTAAAAAGAAAATTTACGGTATTCTCGATGTTATCAACCAATACACTGTCCACCCTACTAACTTTGTTTATTATCGAATGCTCGAAGGTGATGATTCTGATAATATTCCTGGCATCAAGGGGATTGCATTAAAAACCGCTATCAAAAGATTTCCAATGATTACTGACGCTAAAGAAACAAGCGTAGAAGAAATATTGGAATATGCAAAAAATAGAATCAACGAATCAAAAGTTTATTCTTCGGTGGTTGATAACTCAGAAGTCGTTGTCCGCAATCATTCACTGATGCAGCTGAAATCTCCTGATTTCTCTCCATCCTTACAAATGCAAATTTCTGGCTCAGTTGACAAAGCGAATAGTTTCAACAAGTTTCTATTTATCCAAAAGTTGACTCAACACGGAATGCACAGTGCGATTCCCAACTATCACATTTGGCTCCAAGAAATTTTTTATCCTCTAGCTTGTTATACAAAATGAAAAGCACTTATTATCGATTGACCAAATAACCAAATAACGTATTATACAACAACACATATGGCACCAATAATCATTGACAATTTACAGAAATTTGGATTGGAATTTCAATCTAAAATCATCGCTGGTATTCTTTCAGAACAGACATTCTTGGAGAGAGTTCTTGACATCGCAGACCCAGAGGCTTTTGAAAATGAAGCTCATCGTTGGATTCTCAAAGAAACATTCTCTTATTATTACGAATACAAGACAGTCCCAACACTGCAGGTTTTCAGAGTTCGTATCGACACCATCGCAAATACGATGTTGAAGCAAATGGTAGTTGATACGCTCAAAGTAGTTTATATGAAGTTGACTGACAGCGACCTTGATTTTGTTCGTGAACAATTTCTTGAGTTCTGTAAAAATCAGAAGCTAAAGAGCGCTATTCTTGAATCCGTTGACCACTTGAAGAGTGGAGAGTATGAGAAGGTAAAACATCTCGTAGACGAAGCCATGAAGGCTGGTATGGAACGTAACCTCGGTCACAACTACCATATTGAAATCGAAAAGCGTATGAGCGCGATGTCACGTAAAACTGTTCCTACAGGTTGGGAAGTTGTTGACTCATTGGTTGACGGTGGACTTGGGCCAGGAGAGCTTGGAGTCATTGTGGCTCCCGCTGGTATTGGTAAGTCGTGGCTATTAGCTCGTATTGGAGCTGAAGCAATGAAACGTGGAAAGCACGTTCTCCATTACACAATGGAACTCAATGAAAATTATGTTGGTCTTCGATATGATTGTTGTTTTACAGGAATTCAATTCCAAGACATTAAAAATAACATTGAGGCCGTTAAGGAAAAAATCAAAACCATTCCCGGAAAATTATTCGTTAAATATTTTCCAATCAAGACGGTTAGTGCTCAGTCCTTAAAATTTCACTTTGAAAGAGTGATGATGTTGGAAAACATTAAGGCCAGCGACTGTGTTATTGTAGTCGATTACGCTGACATTCTTCGTCCGATTGAAAAAGAAAAGAATTCAAATAGCTACTCCGAAATGGGTGGAATCTATGAAGAGCTTCGCATGATTGCTGGTGAATTGTGTGTTCCTCTATGGACAGCTTCTCAAACAAATCGTGGTGGAGCTGGTGAGGATGTTGTTCAGGCTCACAACGTTGCTGACTCATATCGTAAGATTATGACCGCCGACTTTGTTATGAGCGTTTCTCGTAAGATGAATGACAAACAAAATAACACCGCCAGAATGCACATTATCAAAAATCGTTTTGGTCCTGACGGTATTACACTTTATTCCAAGATGGATGCTGGTAACGGCGACATCCAGATTTACGATGAAAAATCTCGTGAATCTATGGCAATTAAGTCTCTCATGGAATCCGACGCCGAAGACAGTGAGAATGATGTAAAAAAACAATTGAGCTCCAAGTGGCGTTCAAGTCGTCAAGACACAGTTGGTTCAAATTCAAATTTGTAAACCGTTTTGGAAATATTCAACTACTTATTGACCTAGCAATACAAACCTTTAACAAGAAAATCGTTATATGTCAGAAAAAATTATATCAGAAGCCTTTATTGAAAAATATAAGAACAAAACGCCCAAATGGGGATTCAACGGTTTGGGCTATATTGTTTATAAAAGAACCTATGCTCGACCAAAAGAAGATGGAACCACCGAAGAGTGGCATGAAACAGTTGGTCGTTGTGTAAATGGAGCACAGGCAATTGGGGCTAATTATACAAAGGAAGAAGCTGAGCGTCTTTATGACCTCGTATTCAATCTCAAGTGTAACTTCGCCGGACGCATGCTTTGGCAGTTGGGTGCTCCTACCGTGGCTCGTTACGGTGGTGCTTCACTCCTAAATTGCTGGTTTGTTTCCATGAATGACATTGAAGATTTCTGCTTTGTATTTGAAAATCTAATGTTAGGTGGTGGAGTAGGATTCTCAGTAAAGCGAGAAGATGTTCACGAACTACCAAAAATTATTCCAGGTGTAACAGTTAGTCACCAAATGAGTAAGGACGCAGATTTTATTGTTCCCGACTCTCGTGAAGGTTGGGTAAGTCTCATTCGTAATCTCGTTCAATCTTTCTTTGTTACGGGAAAATCATTTACTTATAGCACAATTCTTGTTCGTGGTTCCGGTGAAAAGATTTCAGGTTTCGGTGGAACAGCCTCCGGACCAAAAATTCTCGTAGAGGGAATGGACCAAATTGTGAAAGTTCTGCAAGCTCGTGGTGGAAAGAAGTTACGTTCATTGGATGTCCTCGACATTAACAACATCATCGGTTCTATCGTAGTAGCAGGAAACGTCCGTCGCTCAGCTCAAATTGCTATCGGTGACCCAGATGACCATCTCTACATCCGCGCTAAGAATTGGAGTGAAGGTAATATCCCAAATTGGAGAAACAAGTCGAACAACTCAATTTACGCAGATTCATACTCTCATATTTCGAGAGACGTTTGGGAATCTGGTTTTGAACTCGACCCAACTACAGGTTATGCAAAGGGAGAGCCATATGGTTTCATCAATCTTCCGCTTTCTCAAAAGTATGGTCGATTGATTGACGGACCAATGAAGGAAAGCAAGCTGTATCCAACTGATAAGGATAACTGTGAAGGTTACAACCCGTGTGCAGAAATTTCTTTGGGTGACGGCGAAGCTTGTAATCTATGCGAACTTTATTTAAACAACATTGATTCACAAGAAGAACTCAATGAATGTGCAAGACTTCTTTACAAGACTCAGAAATGTATTTGGACTCTGCCGTTCCATTATAAGAAGACAAAAGACATCGTTAAGAAAAATATGAGAATTGGTCTCGGTGTGACTGGCGTATGTCAATCGATTGATAAGCTCGAATGGCTCGATAAGTGCTACAGAGAACTACGAAAGTTTGACAAGGAGTGGAGCAAGCAGCGCGGCTGGCCAGAAAGCATCAAATTAACTACGGTAAAGCCCAGTGGATGTGTTGTTCCACAGACAAAAATAAAAACCGATTCAGGAACAAAATCGTTCATCGAAATATTTTCTGAGAATGGAATAGATTTGTCGGAGAAAATAAACGAACGACGGGAATGGTATGATGTAAAATCTCCAATAAACGTTATTGACAGAAATGGAAATTATAAAAAAGTTACTAAACTATTTATAAACGGATTTGAGGAAACTATAAAATTGACATTTGATGATGGATTTGAAGTAGAATGCACTCCAAACCATAAGTTTTTAATGTCCAACGGTGAGTGGAAATCTGCCAGAGACATATCAGAATCGGATGAATTCGATGAAAGATACTATAAAACCAACAAAAAATGATAGTTTAACTGTAGTTCATGCTTTTTATTGATATGGCAAGCGTAAAACAATCTTGGATAAATAAATTTGGAATAGAAGAGGGGTCCAAAAAATGGGAGGAGAGAAAACTTTTATCTGCCTGCACGTTATCATCATTTATAAAAAAATACGGAGATATTCCCGGAAAAGAAAGATACAATGAATGGAAAAATAACTTATCCACATCAAGAACTCTGCCCGCCTACATTAAAAAGTATGGTGAGATAGAGGGAACCAAAAAATATAAAGAAAAAAACTCACATTTATCCATTTCCACCCGCGCCCTAAAACTTTCGGGAAAAACAGACGATGATATAAAACTTATACAAAAAAAACACAGAGAGAGTTCCACTATAACGCTCGGAACACTTACGGAGAAATACGGAGATACTCTTGGTTCCAAAAAATGGAACGATAGAATATTTAATGCAAAAATATCGTCAAAAAGAAGTTTAGATTGCTGGATAAAAGAAATGGGCGGAGACATCGAAAAAGCAAAAATAGAACTATCAAACTATCAGAAAAGAGACAAAAAGTTTTATGTTGAAAAATACGGAGATATATCGGGAACAGAAAAATATGAATCTATTAAAAGAAAAAGATTTTTGGGTGGATTTATAGAACCATGTAGTAAATTTCAAAAAGAAATAGAAGATTTTATAACAGAGGTTGGTGTATCGTGTATAGGGCACACATCACCAAAAATATTTTTCTTAGAAAGTGATGAGAGAAAAATTCACGGGCAGTCCATGTATATTCCCGATATAGTATTAAAAGATGTAAAGCTCATCGTTGAGTGTTTTGGTGACTACTGGCACTGCAACCCAATAAAATATAAACCGGAATTTTTTCATGAGGTGATAAAAAAGACAGCGAAAGAAATCCAAGAAAAAGATAACCGAAAATTGGAATACTATAAATCAAAAGGGTTTGACACCCTCATAATTTGGGAATACGATTGGAACACTAATAAAGATTTTTACAAACAAAGGATGATAGATGAAATTAATAAAAAAAGAAGTTAAGCAAAATTTTACGGTGGATTGCGAAGTCGAAGACACGCATTGCTATCAACTTGATAATGGAATTATAAGCCACAACACCTTGAGTCTTCTCGGTGGTGCAACGCCAGGAGGGCACCCAGCATATGCTCAATACTACATCCGTCGAGTTGAAATGTCTTCTACTGATAAGCTCGTCGCTATCTGTAAGGAGTTGGGTTATTCATCCGAATACAAGCTTGAATTGGATGGAACCTCAAGTAGAGATACAGTCAAAGTAAGTTTCCCTTGCTTCGCTGGGGATAATTTGATTCTCGCCAAGGACATTTCAGCAGTTAAGCAGCTCGAATTGAACAAGAAACTTCAACACATTTGGTCGGATAATTCTGTCTCAGTAACAATCTATTATAAGATTGAAGAATTGCCAGAAATTAAGAAATGGATGAAGGAAAACTACGAAGGTGGTTTGAAGACTGTTAGTTTCTTACTTCACGCTGGTCATGGATTCAAACAGGCTCCTTATGAAGAAATCACAAAGGAACGTTATTTGGAACTTATGAAGGACGTAAAACCAATTGGTTCAAAATTGGAGATTTCTGGTGAAAACTTTAACGTTGAGTGCGACGGAGGTGCCTGCCCCATCAAATAGCATCCACAAGCCATGTCCAATAAAGTAATGAAAACATTTGGTGGAATGGTCAACCATTGCACTTGTTTCAGAAAATCATTCAGAACTCTGAAAAATATCTGTCTCGCCAACGACCTAAAAACCGTTGACGATATAGTTAGAGAAACTAAATGTGGAAGCAAGTGTAAGTTGTGTATTCCATACATGCAAAAAATGTTAGATACTGGTAAGGTTGAATTCTTGCCATGATAGTTCTTGAGAAAATTGGAACATCGGTTGACCCGTATGGTTATTATGACCAACACGGCAACCGATATTTTTTCTCTAGCTTAAAAGAAGTCAATCTCTTTTTGAGGAAAACTATGTTGACATTTTTGTTACGTGGTCGTAGTGTTTAGTCAATGACCAATTCCATTTCGTTTGTCGATACTTCCAAGCTTTACTTGCGAGAAATAAATCCGCAGATTGCTAAAGACATCATTGTGAAGAATCATTATTCTCATAAATGGAGCATGTGTTCAGTGGCGTTAGGTGTCTTTCAAAAAAATTTACCGGACCCAAATAGTTTCTTCGATAACGATACCGAAAAGTTGATTGGTTGTATCGTTTATGGAAATCCGGTTGGTAGGTCAGCCGCAGCTTCTATTTCAACATCGTTGAAGATTGATGAAGTCTATGAACTCGTAAGACTTTGGATAGCCGACATGCCGCATTCGAAGAATATGGAAAGTTTTTGTATCGGTCAGTCTTTTCACTGGCTCAGAAAGAATCGACCAAAAATCAAAGCGTTGTTGAGTTACGCAGATAATGAGGCAGGGCACACCGGAATTATTTACCAAAGCACTAATTGGCTCTATCAAGGTAATTCACAATTGGCTCTAATGCCCAATTACAGTCTGTCTTTGACTGGACCAGAAGAAGGTTATCAATGGATACACAGCCGAACTGTTTCCGAAAAATGGGGAAGCCATAATATCAATAATTTAAAGAAAATGATAGGTAAGACATTTTGGATGAAAAAAGAATCATCAAAACATCGCTACATCTACATTTTATTGAAGGGTCAGAAGAGACAAGAGATTCTCGATAACCTCAAACACAAGACATATCCTTATCCAAAGGAAGACGTTCATTCTGATGAGATCAGTGAAGTCGTAGTCAATCCAGCAGATTTTAGCCCCAACACCGAACTATCACTTTTTGTATGAACCATTTTTTTGACGTAGGAGCCAATACCGGCCAAACATTTGACAAGTTTCTTCTCAACACCAATGACTACGACGGTTGTAAAATATGGTGCTTCGAACCATCACCACGTAATATGAATGGACTTGTAGAGACTGCAAAGCGCGTCTCTGGCTGGGCTGAAAAGGGCGTCCATGACTTTGATGTGGTTGTGTGTCCTTTTGGGTTGTGGGATAAAGCAGGCACCCTCGGATTCTATGAGAAGAGCGATGCACTTGACCCTTACGGTAGGGAGAACGGTGAAGGTGACTCATTTAAGGAAAATTGGATTACTAACAATAAGGCCGGTTATAAAATCTATGCCTCAGTCGTTTCCACTTCTCAGTTCATCTTAGACAATACATCTGCCGATGATAGAATCACCATCAAACTCGATTGTGAGGGCGGAGAATACAAAATTTTAGAAGATTTATTGAAAAATTCCGATGTAATGAGAAGAATTCAGAAAATTTTTATCGAGTGGCACACCACAGATGAAGAGTATAAAAAGCAAGGTCTAATCGATGCCTTTAAGGAAGCTGGTGTTACTGTTGAACTTTGGCCATACTAGTCGGCGTTTTTTGGTAGGTCGATAGTATTTATATACAACCCCCAACTTGTATATAACCATGAACCGTTCTCAATTAAAGGAATTTGCTTCTAAACTTAAAGAATCTAGAGGAGATGAATTAGAAGTCTTTGTTGAGGTTGATGTCGTTAAAGCAAAATATCCAAATAAGACCGAGGCTGAGAGGGCTGGTATTTCAAAGAGAATTGCTTCTGCTATTGGTGAAAACAACCTTATTATCGAAATTGATATGGTTGCTGAAATTGATTCCGAATATGTAGATAATAGTTTTGATTGGGAAGCGGGCGACCAACACGGAACTCATAATCCAGGTAGCGGATTTGAACTGGGTGGTATTAAATTAGAAGTGACCGATTCAGTCCATGCATATGATGACGCCACCGGACAACCGACAAAGGTAGTTATATTCAAAAGTGGAACCATTATTCCAGAATCCGCTTTAACAAAAATCGGTCAACGACAGTTGGAAAGAGCAGTTGACAGTTATTTACAAAAGAAAACAAGCGATGACGCTAGTTCACGCGATGAGCGTGATGACGACGAAGATAGATACAACGAAAACAATATCACTATGAAGCAATCAAATATAAACGAACTCAAGTCAATCATCAAGAAGCTTGTTCTACAAGAAATCACCGTCAATACCAATACTCTTGGAACAACGGACAGTTCAAGTGATGACACAGCTGTTAAGGCTCTTGACAAAGCAGTTAAAGAAGGTAATGCATCGAAGCCAGCGGGCTCAAGTAAGGTTGTTGCTAAGAACGACACGCAACAGGCCGAACTCTCCAAGCAGAGTCCTGATTGCTATGACGTTATTTCTGTTACAAATGGTTCTGACCGCAAGATTGCAAAGAACTTGAAATTGGATGACGCTATCGAATTTATTAAGAAACACGCCAAGGATTCCGAAAAGACATACATGCAAAAAGCATACGACAAGTCAGAAAAGGGTTTTGGTAAGAAAGTAGATGAAAAGACCGCAAAAGCTATTGGAAATACTGAGGCTGATACGGATAAAATGGAAGATACAAAGGAAGATTCCCAAGTTGAGATTGCCGGTAAGGAAGATAAGAAGGCCGATGAAAAGGGAGAAAAGTCCCTCAAGCCTATCGATAAAGACAACTCCCCACAGATGGGTGGAGCTTTGGTTGACAAGATTGAGAAAATCATCGACATGGCTCTTAAGGGTAAAGCAGATTCCAAGACCGCCTATCTTAAAGCAGATAAAGACATGGAAAGTCCTGATAAGTTGGCCGTTAAATTGGACGGAACAAACGCTATCAAGGGCGCCAAGTCTAAAGAAAAAATCACCCCAAAGGTGAAAGCAGTTGATTCGAAGAAGTAGAATTTTCTTCGGAAAGTTCTTGACTTTTTATTAAAGCGGCCCGATGGAACTCCGTTTTATGTCGGAAAAGGAAAAGGTAGAAGATGTTACGCACACCTAAAACCTTGGAAAACTTGACTTCAATACTCGGGAGGAATATTTTCACTGGGTTAAACAATGGAAGGAGGATTACAATAACGTCACCAAGTTGGTAAGAATTGAAAAGCTTAACAGTAAGCTTCATTCAGGAAGCGCACCCCCCCCCCCCCCAACACAACCGTAGAGAAAGTTGGAATTGCTATTGAGAAAATCAAATCGGAAATGGATTTCAATACGGCTATGGGGGGCGTTCGTTGGTTCCGCAACAGCAAATTTCTTCTCAATATGGTATCAACTTCTACGGAAGATGCTCCATGAAAATTGTCGCTATTTATCTTCTCGCTGTGCGGGCTTCTAGTAAGATAAGAGCCGGCCAAAAAATGAAAGAAAGGTTGGAAGCTCAAAAAGTGGTAGCCTAAACTATCGTTCAAGCACCTATATATTATATGTATAGGTGCTATGAACCATACCCACATCCCTAAAAAATACGGTTGGAAACCAGATATTTCTGACCATCGTGATAGAATTTTTAAACTTGGTGGTGCTGACCTGAGCGCCTTACCGTGCAAGGTCGATTTGCGTCCAAAGTGCTCCGTAGTTGAGAACCAATCGACTCTTGGCTCGTGCACCGCTAATTCAGTAGTGGGTGCTTTGGAATACCTCGAAATCATCGACGCAGACTTAACTAACAACGACAAAAATTTAAGTAGATTATTTGTTTACTACAATACCCGAGACCTTGAAGGGAATATAGACGTTGATAGTGGCGGTTCTCTTCGCTCTACCATTCAGGCTCTAGCCATCCACGGAACCTGTGACGAATTGTTGTGGCCGTATGATATTTCCAATTTTAAAACAAAACCCGCTGACGATATTTACGCAAGCGCCGACGAACACAAAATTACAGATTATTCACGATTAAACGATTTGAGTGACATGTTGACCTGCTTGGCGTCCGGCTTTCCTTTTGTTTTTGGATTCTCAGTTTACTCCGCATTTGAAGATCCCGTAACTGCTCAAACAGGAATATTAAATCTTCCTAACGGCGATGAAACTTTTATGGGCGGTCATGCTGTATGCGCTGTTGGTTATGATATGGAAGCAAAAACAGTTTTGATTAGGAACAGTTGGGGAGCAACATGGGGCCAAGATGGTTATTTCACCATGCCATTCGCATATATTTCAAATCCGGGATTGGCTGCCGACTTTTGGACTATCCGAAAATAATTTGACATATAGGTGTTTTACCCTATAGTTATAGGCATGAGATTCCTTAAAGTTATTATACTATTCGTGTGCTTGGCTTGCGCTGCGTGGGCAGGCTCAGCCACAGACATCACGGGTCTTTATTATACAGGCATCAATAACAGCTATGGACTTCTTGCCGACGCCTCCCAAGATTCTCACTGGACCGTCGCATACGCTAGAGTCAACGGAGCAAGTTATACGGGAAACTCAACCTATACGGGAAACTCATATGTTCTCAGCGCAAATTATATCGATGCTGCGTATGTAGCAAATAGTGGTTCATCCAAATGGATTACAGCTCCGGGAGCTAGCACAAGCGCGGCGGGGACAAATGTGAATATCGGTGGAGATTTTTTACCGGGAGACGGAACGACGGGAACAAATAGAGCTCAATTCGTTTATAGATTGGCTTTCAACGTAGTTGGGACGGGAAGTGGAACGGTAACAAACAACATTTCAATTTCATTGACGATAGCGGCTGATGACCAATATTCGGTTTATGTAAATCCTTCACTGAACAGTAACGGAAGTGTTAACACCGGAAGCACTTTGGCTGGTTCGAGGACTAATGCGTGGAACAATACAAGTGCCGTTTATCTTCAAAATTTCTCAAACTCAAATTCATCGGCTAACTCATCGTTTGTAATTGGAACAAATTACATTTACGTAGTCGTTGATAACACAAACAGCCTTACAGGAAATCAATCAATATCCGATTTAAATCCAAGTGGATTGTTGGTCTATCAAGTTGGTTCTGCTATGACGATTGACGGTCATGTTATTCCAGAACCAAGTTTTTACGGACTAATTTTGATTCCAATTTCACTCGGACTCTTATACTCAAAAAAGCGACTTGACATTTTATAAAAAGAATGTAATTTAAGCCAATATGAGTAAACCCAAATCTCTCTCCGATTATACGGATGTCTCTGAGGCAATCCGTAACTGCTATTCATTCAAACCAGAAACACTAATTATATCTGAATTGAAGTGGAAGTATTTGATACGAAGTGGTTTACGTGGTAAAAACATTCTTCTTCTAGGGCCAACTGGATGTGGGAAAACTCTTATGGCACAATCACTTGTGAATGTTTTGGAGAGAAAAGACAAGTATTTTTACATTAACATGGGAGCGACTCAAGACCCACGAGCAGCTTTGATTGGTAACACTCACTTCAACAAGAGCCAAGGCACCTTTTTCGATGAAAGTGCTTTTGTAAAAGCAATTAAAACACCCAATACCGTTATTCTCTTAGACGAAATCTCCAGAGCGAACCCTGAGGCGTGGAATATCCTCATCACCGTTCTTGATGAATTACAGAGGTATCTCCGTCTGGATGAAAAGGAAGGGAGTGAAGTTGTGAAAGTTGCAGACGGTGTTACCTTCGTTGCTACTGCAAATATTGGTAATGAATACACTGCCACCCGAGTTATGGATAGAGCTTTGCTTGACCGTTTTCCTGTAAAAATTGAAGTCGATAGTTTGACTGCTGTAGAGGAGCAGGGACTGTTAGAGATAATGTTTCCCAAGGCTAATCGAGACGATTTGAAAGTTATTGCCGGAATTTCTTCTTTGACCCGAGAGATGGTAATTGCAGGAAATTTGACAAAATCTGTTTCGACAAGAGCTTCCGTAGAAATGGGAGGTTTGGCAATGGATGGTTTCACCATGACAGAAATTGTTGAGGTTGTAGTTTATCCTGATTACTCA